TTAACAAAAGTAAAACTAAAAATTTTACCATCTTTTTGTTTTTCTTCATGTAACCAAAATCCATTATCTAATAATGTTTGGGTACAATTTTCGCTAAGTTTAATTTTCATAATTAATTAAAATTTAGTTTTAGTTGTTGTTTATCCATTAATTCTTTTTTATCCTTTTCTTTTTGTTTTTTATCTAATAAATCAATACCTTCTTGACCTAACGTATTTCCTAAGTTATTCATTATTGTTTCACTTAAAAATTCTCTAAGTGAATAATTTATATCTTCTTCTTCTAAATCAAATAATTCAAAACAAGTGCCTATCATATTACAATCCCATTCTTTAGAATCTTTAGTCCATAAATCTAAACTGTTTTTATAAGAAGAAATAAATCCATCTCTACTTGTAAATCTTTGTTTTATTTTTTCTTCTAATTCTTTTTTATAGTTTTTAATAATATATTTTATAAACTCAATAGCATGATTTTCTTGTATCTCTATAAAAATTGTATCTGTACTAAAGTTATATTCTCTCGGACTCTCAAAACACTTATAAGTTGCCTTTAATGTAAATCCTTTTAATTTTTTATTTAACTCATCAATATAAAAATTTGTATAATCTTCAGCTATTTCATTATAAAAAGATGATCTATTAATATCTAAGTAGTTATCCCATAAAATTTGTTGCTCATTTTCATTCAAATCGAATGTATCAACATCCCATTCTATTTGTTGGCCTATTTGATGGTCTATATCAGCATCAATAAATGATTCATAAAAACCATCAAAAGGTATTGTTGATTCTAATTTATTCATAATCAGTTACCTCTAAAAGTAGTTGTTGATCTCTTGCATATTCTTTGTACTCTTGTAGTTCTAATTCATCTAAAATTAAATCTTCAAAAGTAGTCCATGCTGATAATGTTTTGACTAGATATTTCATAATTTTTCTATCCTTACAAGTGAGTACTCTGATTCTTCAATATTTATAATTTCCCTATCTGATAATTTGTAAGGACAATGTTCAATAGTAAAATTAATTCTTCTATCAACTTCACTATGTAACCATTCTTCGGCTTCATATTCATGTTCAAAAGTCTTGATAACTGGCTTTGTATCAAGTGAATCTATTGCATAGGTAACTTTGTAATTCATAGTTATTTCCATAATTTTGAATGTGCTATATACCAAATAATATTTTTTAACTTTGCTATCTCTTTATCATTCAATCTTAAATCTATTTTTCCTACAGATTTAGGTAAATGATTATGATTCATAGCTAAATAACTAGCAGAATCATAAATTTGAGAATACATTTTCTCTTTAAATTCTTTTTTATTCATAATCAATACTCATTCTCTAAAATTTTTTTTAATCCCTTTTCATCATTCAATAGGTATGCTCTACGGATACTTTGCTTTTCATAGTATTCACTACAGTCAATTAAATATTTTCCCATGATTGATTGAAAAGTAGATTCATTCATGGGTTTTTGTTTTTGGCCTTTAATAGGCTTTTCTAGTTCATTCATTGTAAGATTTGTATAAACTAATTAAATGATAGCATATCAGAGTTTATTTTTAAACTATTTGATAAGATAACCTTTAATAAGTATTTCTTATATAAACCAATAAAAAAAAAGAGTCTTAATTAAAAGACTCTTTATAATTTAATTTATGCGAACATATCACTAATACAAATAATATGATTGTCTAGTTGTGGATCAGTCCAGGAAGTCCACACTCTATCTTCATCATTAGGACAATGTATTTTTTTAAGAATATCTAATATGCCGTATTGTATCTGTTCTTTAATTTGATACGCTACGCTGTTTCTATATTCGAAGTGTTCACAGCTTTGATAGTCCCAACCTTGTAGCATCTGATATATCATTAATAACCCTTTACTATCTCTATCATTAACCCATTTAACAATAGTTGATGATTTTTTAAAATCATATTCATTAAACCATATTCTATTTTCTAAAGGTTCTTTTATATCCCCAGGGTATCGAGCTTGCAAACTTCTTATGTTTTCATTGAGTAAAATATCATATATAACCCTGCAACTTGCAAGCCCTTTATATACATCTTGTTGAGCTTCAATTAATTTAATTGCTCTATATCTTAACTCGTTTTGATTCTCAAAATAATCTTTTTTAATTGAAACTTCTTCTTTAGCAATTAAAAAAGCTCTCTCTAGTGCATTTTGTGGGCTTTCACTTCTAGCCATTTTGTGGTATTCATACCAAAATGTAGCAAGTGCATTTATACAATCTTGATCGGTTAAGTGTGCCGACATAATAAAAACTCCAATTTGTAAGATTTTAAATAAATTAATTAAGTTAATAATTAATTTTTACTTAGCAGTATAAAAACTGCTAAATAAGAATTAATTAATATTTTTTAAAATGGTTCCTCAGTGTTAACAAGATCAGCATCTAAGAAATTTAATTCTTCAAGTGCTTTTTTTGAATCGTACTCTTTATGAATTTCTTTTTTTAAAGTTATAAAAGTTTGTAAGTGTTGTAACTTTTCAATATTTTCTAAAACTTCAGCAACTTCATCATCTAATAAAAATAGTTTAACTTCTATCATTTTAGAATCCTCGAATTAATAATGTTTGCTTTGCTATTCTTTTTTGATAGTTTGTACCATTAGTTAAAAGGTACTCACAAGCACTATTACTGTTGTTATTTGTACACTGATTAAGCGTACTTTTATTTAATCCGCTATCGAAAGCTAACAGAAACAATCCGAACATTGAAGCGAATAAGAAGAAATTTTTCATGTAAGATTTTAAATAGTTTTTCTTTTTAAAAGGTTTTGTATTCTATAAAATCAATTTGTTTTAAAACTATATTTACAATTAGCATTTATAAAAAATGATAATATGTAAAATAGTATTAAGTGATAAATCAAAAAATTAAGATACTATCCTCAATATTAATTATATCAAATATAAACATATTTATATATTATATTACAATAACTTAACATAAACGTATTTATATATCATTATGAATTAATATATTATTAATTATAAAATCTTACTATGCAACAAAAACAAAACGGTTTTAAAATTATTTATCAATTTTCTAAATCAAATAATTATTATCAAAATAGTTTTATTATGCAAACTACATCAAAAGATGAAGCTATTGATTACGCTAAAAAATTTACTACCCACAACAAGTTTAAATTGATAGAGGTAGTAGATAATATATAAATATTTTAAAGCTATTGTAGAAGCTTATAGATAGCTTAGAATTAAAATTTATTTTGTAGCTAGGGGGCTAGTTGCAAAATATTTTTTATTTTTTATGTGCGTGGGGAACTTAAATATATATTGATTAATTTTTTGGTTCTATGCGAATGGCAAGTTCTGGAGCTTGTATGTTTACGGTTTCTACGGATTCTCCAATTACTTTGCCTAGTGAGTCGAGGATTTGAGCTGCTGTTTGAAGCTGACCTTTTTTGACTGCTTTGTTAAAGAGGCGGATTCTCATAGCTTGAAGTCTGGGTAACATAGTTTCTCTATCTTTTTCCCAATCTTCTTTATTCCATTCTTTAACTTTTTTCCAATCTTGCCATGCGGTTACTTCGGAGATGGATTCAATTTTAGCGTGTTCTAGGACTAGGGCACGAGTAGTTTTACCTTCTAGCTGACGGGTATATAGACGTTGTGATCTTTCTTGAACTTGTTGAGCAGAAGAACGAGCAACGAATCTCATTTTACGTTTAGGAGGATTATTATCTAATGTTTGATCTGTAGGAAAAGTAGAAGAAGCCACGGACTTACTTGAAGTATTTAATGAAATAATAACCTAAAAAAGGTTGAATGAGCTATAAATAGGGGGTATTAGTTGAAAATTCTGTTATTTTATTGTTTATGGCAGTTAAAAATGCAAATGATA